CGAAGTGTCCGCGTGGAGAGCACACAACGGGGCAGATTTGTATGCGAGTGGCGCACACCGGATTGTACATATTGCACAAAATAAATGCCTGAAATTTGACTTGTAATCAAATCACGTTTATGGTATAATATGAGGATAAAAGGAAGGGAGATATGAGAAATGAAAAAACGTTTATATTATCGTGACAAATACGGAGAATTTATCGAAGGTTACGTTGTAGCCGATTACGACAAAGGTGTTTATACTATAAACAAAAAAGCATACGTTAGAGCGAATAGTCGTTGCATTAACGGATGTGAGTTTATTTTTAAAAAAGGTGAATGTGTGGTTATTGACGAAAAACAGAAATATTATACAGATTAACATTTGTTAATATGTTTCACGTGAAACATAGGAGGATAAGAGATGAAGGACTATAGACAAATTAATCCCCAATTATCGGGGATGAGTAGAAAACAGCTAGAGAAAACATATAAACAATATGCCGGTAATATTAATAAGCGTATTCGAAATATTAATAAAAGCGGCAGATATGGAAGCATTTTAGATAAGCGTAAGAAAATAATTAATAACCTTTTAACACAAAAAGGAAATGTTTCTTTAAGTATAAAAAATAAAAACGATGTACAATTAAAGAACGCAATACTTGATATGGGTTATTTTTTATCTCTTAAGACAACCAGTCTTTCCGGTTTAAAAAAGCAAGAGAAACAACAGCGTGATTACTTTTTAAATGAATCCGGTTTAGATATCGGTGAGGATAATATTGATTTATTTATGGATTTTTTGGAAAGTGAAGTTTATAAAGAACTCGAAGAAGAATATAGTTCAGATATTATTTTTGAAGAATTTGTAGCCGCCGAAAAGAAAGGTGTATCTTTAAAGCAATTAGAAAACGCTTTTAAAAATTGGAAGGAATCAGAAAGTTACATATCACTTGATGACATTTTAAAGGGCATGACTAAAATTGAGGATAATTAAAGTTAAAGGCAAAGATGGAAAAATTTACTTTGAGCGGGTGCTTGAATACGGAAAAGATAAAATACCATATTATAAATATAAAGAATGTGGAGTTGTCCGGAAAATGCAGGCTTCACGTTTGAAGAGTAATAAACCATGGAGGTATTATAATTTAATATCAACGTTTGACATTGAGACAACGACAATAAAAGAAACACATGAAGGTTTTATGTACATTTGGCAATTTTGCTTAGGTGAGGACGTGATAATCGGTAGGAGATGGGAAGAGTTTTTCGGATTTTTGAAAGAAATTCAAAACGCTTATGATATAAGTAAAGATAAAATATTTGTAGTTTATGTACATAACTTAGCATTTGAATTTCAATTCATAAAAGATTTTTTTGATTGGAGCACAATTTTTGCCACAGGAAAAAGAGATGTATTAAAATCTATGACAGTTGACGGTATTGAATTTAGATGTAGTTATAAGTTATCAAACATGTCACTTGAAAAGTTTTGTGAAAATAGTAAAAATTGTTTACATGTGAAACAGGTCGGAGATATTGACTATTCGATTTTTAGGACGCCGAATACTTTTATCACAGATGAAGAACTTGCATATTGCTATTGCGATGTGAAGGGTTTGGCTGAATGTTTAGAAGATTATCTCGAAGAGGATACGCTTGCAACTATACCATTAACAAGTACAGGTTTTATACGTCGTGAATGTCGGATAGAAATGAATAAAAATCCGTATAACCATAAACAATTTATGGACATGCGAATTGACAAAACAGTTTACTTAATGCTTAAAAAAGCCTTAAGAGGTGGTAATACTCATGGAAGTAGATTTTTATGTGATTTGATATTAAGTGACGTAAGAAATTTTGACGTTGCATCATCTTATCCTTATTGCCAACTATGCAAATATTTTCCGGTAACAAAATTTAAGCGAACGCCTGTAAAAAATAAAGAGTTTTTTGAAAAAGAGATTGAGAAACGATGTTGTTTATTTACATTTTATGCAGATGAAATAGAAGTAAAAGATAACGTACCGATACCGTATATAGCATATTCAAAACTAGAACATAGTGAAAAATGTGAAAAGTTTAATGGGCGAGTGCTGTCAGCCGAAGCTGTCGTTATGACATTGACTGAAATAGATTACCAAATAATAAAAAAGCAATATAACATCAAAGGACAATATATCGGTGAAATGTATACTGCAAAGCGAGGAAAGTTACCGAAAGAAATGAGACAGTACATTAAATATCGTTTTGAAATGAAAACCCAATTAAAATCTGGTGACCCTTACTTTTATATGAAGAGTAAAAATAAGCTTAATGGTATATTTGGCATGACCTGTACAGATATCGTCCATGACATATATCAGTTGATTGACGGTAAATGGGAAGAAGAAAAGGAAGATATTGAAAAAGCTTTGAACAAGTTTTATAGCAACTCAAATAGTTTTTTGACCTATGCATGGGGTGTATGGACGACAGCTCATGCGAGAGCACATCTACAGAGGATAATTGATATCACAGGAGCGGACGGAACTGCTTATGCAGATACAGACAGTGACAAGTGTATAAACCCTGACATGGTGCTTATTGACAAATTAAATGCGGACATCATTAAGGAAGTTGAAAGGGAAGGTGCTTATTGCGATTGGAACGGAAGGCGTTATTATATGGGCGTGTTTGAAGAAGAGAAACCTTACAAGCGTTTTAAAACATTAGGTGCAAAAAAATATGCCTATGAGGATATGGACGGTAATTTACATATAACCATATCGGGTGTATCAAAAAAGTACGGAGCAAAAGAACTTAAGCGTTTGGAGAATTTTCGTCCGGGCTTTACTTTTAAAAATGCTGGCGGTCACAAAGTTTGGTATAATGATGATGTGGTGCATTATCTTGATATTGCCAATGAGCATATTTTGACAGCTTCAAACGTTGGAATGGAAGATAGGGAATATACCATCGGCATAACCGGAGAATTTTTAGAAAATACCGGATTAAATTATTTAAAAATACTTGATAATTTAATACATTAATGATATACTAATAATGTAATAATAATAACTATTAATTAAAAAGGAGAACAAACATATGAAATCTATTGGATTAACAAACAGAGACATTTTCAACGCACGCAACGGACATAAAATACAGGGAAGTGAAGGAGTATTTGGAAAATTAACTGGCGTAGCAATCAGCGAAGAAGAGGATAAAAAAATATCAATTTTGAAGATTGACGATACAATTTATTCTGGTACATCGGGGACAGTGTATGATGACGCAAAGCAGCTTGTAGAAAACTTTAGAGAAGAGATTGAAAAAGGAGAACTGGACGTGTCACTTGTTTCCAGAACGTCTAAAGGTGGGAGAACATTTTACAATGTGGAATTGAAATAAATAGCTCTAGCCCGGTAGAAATACCGAGTTTTATTTATAGGAGAGATTATGTTATATTTTGATGTAAAAACACTTTTAAAGTACAAACAACCTTTTAATATTGTAATTGGCGGCCGTGGAACAGGAAAGACATATTCGGCGTTAAAGTTTGGCGTTGATGAGTATAAAGAGACGGGAAAACGTTTTATCTATATGAGACGTACACAAACAGAAGTAGACTTTATTGCAAAAAACGAAGTTGCGAATCCAATGAAATCTATTTATGATTATGTAACCGTAAAGCGTGTCGATAAAAAATTTTACGTCTTTATGATAGAGAGCGAAATAATTGGTTATATGTTTGCATTGTCGACAGTAGCGTCAATCAGAGGTATTGACATGTCAGATGTCGACTATTGGATTTTTGACGAATTTATTCCGGAATATCATGTGCATAAACTAGCACATGAGGGAATGGCGTTTTTAAATGCATATGAAAGTTTTAACCGAAATAGAGAGTTTAATGGCAATGAACCGATAAAAGTATTTCTGTTGGCCAACTCGAATAACTTTAACAGTGATATATTAATCGAGGTCGGTTTACAAAAAAAGCTCGAAGATATGGTAAGAAAAGAACAAGCCTTTAGTAATCTGAATGAAAAGCGTTGCACATTATCATTATTACAAAACATAGAATTTGAGGATAAAAAAAGAAAGACTGCTTTATATCAATTTGCCAAAGACAGTAACTTTGTAGATATGGCAATAAACAATGAATTTATAGATAATGATTTTAGCCAGATAGAATCGCAATCACTGAGCGGAAAAACGTTATTTGCTACATTAGGCGAGATAAATATATTTACTGGTAACAGTAAATTTTATGCAACAAAAACACCAGTAAAGCAAGTAAAATATTTTTATCCGATGAATGACGCTGGCATAAAAGCCTTTAGAAAAGACTTTGGCAGCGTACTTGCGAAAGCCTACATATATAACCGTTTTTACTTTGAGACATACGACATAAAGCGTGTAATTGTAAAAATCTTAACAAAAAAAGAAATTTAGTATTGACAGAATAAGTCGAACGTTGTTATAATACTGACAGTGGAAAGTGGGAAGAGACAGAGGCCCGGAAGGCTTTCCCAATGCTTTGTCGGCAAAGAGCTTTCCACTATTTTAAATTAGGGCTGGAAAGTGAGGGTTGTTGATTGAACGAAATCTTACAGATGATTCCGTCTTTAGGTTTCCCGATTGTAGCTTGCTGTGCGATTGCATGGTATTGTAGAGAAATGATTAAAACGTTTATCGAAAGGGAAGATAAAGAATCGGAGAAGCACAAGGAAGAAACCAACAAATTTGCCGAAGCTTTGAACGCTAATACATTAGTATTGCAGAAGCTTTGCGACAAGCTTGATTTAACGAAAGGAGAAAATGAATGAAAGTATACTTAAGTCCATCAAGCCAGTTTGGAAACAAGTATAGCGGAGTTTCTGCTGTTGAAGCGGAAATTTGTAACGACATTGCGAAGTATACCGAAAGTGCTTTAAAAAGGAATGGCATTGAAGTAAGACGTGGAGACGCTAACTCCACAACGATGGAAGGCCGTGTTACGGATTCAAACCTTTGGGGTGCTGATTATCACATTCCGATTCATACCAATGCCGGCGGCGGAGAAGGCACAGAAGTGTTTGCATGGCCAGATACAATTGACAATGTGGTGAAAGAAATTTACAAGTCAGTTTCTGCCGTCAGTCCCGGAGAGGATAGAGGAATTAAAGATGGCAGAGAGTTTTATGAGGTAAATTCCACAACAGCCATTTGTTGCTACATCGAGTGCGAATTCCATGATACTTATGGTATTTGGATTTATAACCACAGAAAAGAATTAGGCGAAGCTATTGCAAGAGGATTTTGCAAAGGAATTAACAAAACTTTTGTAGAAGAATCGAAGCTTGAGGATAACAAAAAAATGTATCGTGTTCAGGTCGGAGCATTTATTGAAAAGAAAAATGCGGAAAATTTGGCAAATAAGCTTAAGTCTATGGGTTACGATAGTATTATTAAATAGCATGGCAGTGGAATACATTGACGGTTGGTATACGGAATGGACAAATAGTTATCCAAGTCTCACGGAAGAGCAAAAAAACCAAAACGCTTTAGTTGCAACAGATGCTCTTGCAATGGCAGGTTGGACGATGGAGTCTATAGCTGGTTGGTTAGGTAACGTTTTTACAGAGGGATTAGGCAATCCCGGTCAATGGGAAATAGGGTATCCAATTGCCGACTATAATAGTTATAGTGGCCGAGGTCTTGTTGGTTGGACGCCTTGGTGGAGATTGACAGACTGGCTAAACGCACACGGTTACAATCAAAACAGCGGAGCTGGACAGATGGCTAAAATACTCGAAGAAGCTACAAACCCGAATTCAGAGCCGGGTTATACTTTTTGGGTAACGTCCTTTAATGGTGAGACAAACTACTTTAATAGTTATTATGAGTACACCAAAGGAACGCTTAGTCCAGAACAGATGGCAAAATGGTTTTGTTATGGCTATGAACGACCGGGAGTTTTAAATCTCGAAAGTAGAATGGACGGAGCGAGAAAGTATTATGACTACATAATAAACAACTATACGCCATTTACCCCGAGACTTGACGTTAATACTCCTACTCCAATGTCAGGTAACAAATACTATTACGACAGTGCATTTAATGCCTTTTATCCTGAGTACGCACCGGGAGGTAGCGGTATACCGGGAAGTGACGGTAACTGTACATGGTATGCTTATGGGAGATTTGGAGAAATTAACGACTTTGGTGCATATGAGAATCACTTGCCAACAGGAAACGGAGAAACTTGGTATCCGAGAAATGCGGCAATGGAAGGTTATGAATACGGAGACACGCCTAAACTGGGAGCAGTTATCTGCTTTAGTGGCGGCGGTGATGGCGGTCACGTTGCAATCGTAGAAGAAATAAAAGACAACGGTGATGTAGTAACAAGTAATAGCGCATATGGAAGTCCCGGAAGTTATTTTTATATTCAGACCTACGAAAAAGCGAATGGGTATAACTTCGGTTCGTTTACCTTCCAAGGCTTCATCTATTCACCGAAAACTTTCGGTGGTGAAAGTGGTGGTGGATTTAACCCGTTGCCTGACTTAAAGCTTCCGACAGCCATCAAACTCTCGCTCATGCAAGGAAAAAGAAATTATAGAAGGAGAATTTTACTATCATGATTGACTACAACGATATGATTAATTTGGTAAATATGATTTACGGCGTTAAATCTGCCGGAACTGGTCAGAACGCAACGCCGCCAGCACAGACACAGAACACAGCCGCACCGATGCCAGCCACACCAGCTACACCGATGAGTTACGGCCAGACACCTTACACGCCAGTTCTGCCAAATGCATTACAGGCAGAAAATGATGTGCTCAAAGATGTAATTGCGACATTACAGCGCAACGCATTGTCTAAACCGGTAAATACTTATCATTCAGAGACAAGCGGAGATATCTTAAATAATCTTATTAACCCGCCAATGACAAAGGAGTGATAATTAGTGGCAGTAAATGACCTTACTTTAACACAGGTATCAACAGTTTTAAATGATATTGTCCAACAGGCAACAGGAAAAAAGACATTAGCCCCTCAGAACACATCAGAATTTATCACAGTTGCAAATACCGCACTTAAAATGGGGTACGACCCTTTACTTAATTCAATCACACAGGTGTTGTCTAAAACCATCTTTTCGATTCGGCCGTATTACCGCAAATTTGCAGGCATTAACGTTAGCAACCAAAAATTTGGAAACATCACTCGTAAACTTAATATTAGCGATAAAGATTTTCAGGACGATTCCAGATTGCCTTTAACCGAGGGACAGTCTGTAGACATGTATCAGGTATGTAAGCCTACTATTTTACAGACAAATTTCTATGGTGCAAATATGTACCAGAAGTGTCTTACAATTTTTAAAGACCAGTTAGACACTGCTTTTACGACACCGGATGAATTTGGACGCTTTATCACCATGACCATGCAAAACGCTACAGACATGATTGAGCAGGCACATGAGACATTAGCACGATCAACGATTGCTAACTTTATAGGCGGCATTTTGGCAATGGAAGAGAACGTACAGACTGTACATTTGATTAGAGAATATAATGCACAGACAGGACAGAAACTCACTGAAGAGACAGTGTACGCACCAGATAACTTTACAAACTTTATGAAATTTGTGGTTGCAAGAGTGAAAACATTGTCAGATTTACTGACAGAACGGTCAATTAAATACCACGTTAATGTGACAGGAAAAGAAGTAAGCCGACACACACCAAAAAATCGGCAGAAAATGTACTTATCAACTACGACACAGTATTTAACAGAAACTAACGTTTTATCTGACCTCTACAATGAGAAGTATATGAAACTTGTTGACTTTGAGCGAGTGAACTTTTGGCAGTCAATAGACGCACCGGGAACAATTAATATTACGCCAATATACATGAAAAAAGACGGAAGTTTAACAAGTCCTGATAGTCCGATTAACAATTCAAAAATCTTTGGCGTGATTTTTGATGAGGACGCTTTAGGTTATACAACTGTGAACCAGTGGAGTGCTACAACGCCATTTAACGCTCGTGGCGGTTATTCCAACATTTTCTGGCATTTTACAGACAGATATTGGAACGACTTTACAGAAAACGGCATTGTCTTATTGCTCGATTAGGTTAGATTATGGAAATTATTTTATTTAACTTTGTTAAACGTATAAACTCAACAAAACAACCTAAAGACGAAGAAGGTGCACGTTATCAAGTTTACCTTAAAATGGAGACATCTTTACATAATCCCACGTTTAGGTTAAAAAACGACACGTTACCAGATTTTAATTATGTCAAAGCGTTTGGGCGGTATTATTACCGCACAGACGTAGTGACAATAAGTGAGAATGTATGGGACTTTAGTTGTAAGATGGACGTACTGGCTAGTAATCGGAATAATATTGGCATTAGTCGTTTATATGTTCAAAGAGCAAGCGCAAAGTATGATGTAGGTCTGATTGACGATTTCTTTCCAGCGAACGTTGGAAGAAATGTGCTTGTGGAAACTGGCAATGAATTGTTTTCAACATCTGGATATTATGTTTTGGGTTTGACCGGAAAACCAGAATCGGAACCGAAAAGTGCTGTAACTTATTATAAGTTATCAAAAGACGAGTTAAAAGCTTTACTCGAATACTTTTACACAGACAGCAATTTTACAGAGGTAATTAAAGACAGTGTGACAAAAGGTTTTTTCAATCCTTTTCAATACATCGTTTCATGCCAGTGGTTTCCGTTTACATTTACAATGTCTAGTGGTGATACTGTACCTATTCGTTTCGGTTGGTGGAATGATACCGGATTAAACGGACACAGAATAGACAGCTATGTTACATTGGGAGTGCCAAATAGCCAAAAAATAAAAATACCACGCCATTATTCTCCAAATAATGATTACCGCAATAATGAGCCTTACAGTGTATACAAGTTATATATACCATTTTTTGGTATGATTAACTTATCGTCAGCACAATTAATCAACTATAGTGAGATAGGCTATAAATTGTTTGTTGACGTGAACACGGGGGCTGGCTTATTGAGGATATTTGGAGTAGCATCGGAGGGTAGTGAAAGCATTATTACTGATGTATCATCTCAAGTAGGTGTTGACATTGCTCTTGCTCAAACAGGTATGACATTAGGCAGTTTTGCTCAATCAGCTATTGGTGGAATTGCAAGTGCTGTCATGGGTAGTAGTTTAGGGCCAGTAGGTGCTATTGCTGGTGCAACTAGCGGAGTGGCAAATGCCGCAAGCAATTTAGGCATGTCAGAAAATAGTAAAAATACCAACGGAGTACGGACTTATGCTGATTTTGATAATGTACCTAAATTAATATGTTACTATTACGATTGCAATATTGAGGGAGTTGAAGCCGTTGGAAAGCCTTTGTGCGAATATGTAACTATTAATACGATACCTGGCTATATTAAATGCGCTAATGCATCATTAGATTTTGAAGGAGATATTGGCGAGTATAACGAACTTAACGCTTATTTGAATGGGGGTTTTTATTATGAATGAAATGCAATTACCAGTATTTTATAATCAGGAATCATTTTATTATGGCAGTAAAAATCCATCTACCATTCATAGCCAGCAGAGTCAAATTGTAGGAATGTATCGCAAATATCTGTTACAAAAAGCAATGAGCATTTACAAATGGTCTTTACCAAAAGAATGGCCGGAGAACGTTTTTAAGTATTGGCTTTATTGCAACGGATGTCTCGAGGTGTTGTATACAAGAGAGTACGGCGTTATTCCACAGTTATGTGGTTTTCAGGGATGGAATATTTTCTATATGCCGACTCACACAGTAGTTAATAATCAAAACTTGCATAACGTTGTGCGTAAAATAGACACTGATTGCGTTTTATTCCACTTGCAAGAGGACTATCAACCGGTTATGGATTTAATTAACAATTACGCCGAGGAACTTGCTTTGTGCTCCATAGGTATAAGTATCAATTTAATCAATACCAGATTAACTTATGCTATCGGGGTTGGAGACAAAAAAGAAGCGGAATCAGCTAAAAAAATCTATGACAAAGTAGCGAAGGGCGAGCCTGCTGTTGTGTACAAAAAAAATGACCCTACAAAAAATGACTGGCAGTTTTTTAACACAAGCGTTAAACAGAACTACATCGTTACGGACTTGCTGTCGGACATGCGAAAGATTGAGAACCGTTTTAATACGGACTTCGGTATTCCAAACACGAACACCGAAAAAAGGGAGCGGATGATTCAGTCGGAAGTAGAGAGTAACGATGCTGATACTAGAACCCGTGCTGAAATGTGGCTTGATAACTTAAAAAAATCTTGTGAAAAAACCAGAAAAATGTTTGGGATAGAAATTGACGTAGACTGGGCGAAGGGAGTGGTAAAGGATGATTCTGACATTATTCGGAATGTGGCAGTACAACCCGAAACTATTCGATGACATACGGATAGACAATCGCATTGAAAAAAATTTACTTTTAACGTATATTATGGAGTTTGCTGGTAACAATGAGATTCGATGTCCAGAACCTACAATACTAAAAAATTCTATAGACACTTTTTTCAAATCGAGACAAGATAACTATAAGCGAATGTTGGACGCTTTGACGGCAGAATATTCTCCTATTGAAAATTATGACCGAAAAGAGGATAGACAGCTTGATATCACAAAAGACAGCGACATTACTCGGAACGGCGGCGAAGATTATAAAGACGTTAATAGCAATACTATTGACAGTAGTGATAATATCACATCGAGTAAAAATGGAGCGAACGAAAACACCCAAAGTGCTTTTAATGCTACGACTTATCAGCCTTTAAGCAAAACAACTAACGATGAGACTGGGACTAGTGACAGTACGACAAAATCTACAACCAACGGCACATTTGACCATAGCGCAAATTTCATAAACAAAGAAGTTGGCAATGAAAAACAGGGTCACAAAGAAATTTTACACGCACATGGAAATATTGGAGTAACTACAAATCAAGAGATGATTCGTCAGGAAATCGAGTTGCGAAAGTTGAATGTTTATGAAATGATCGCGCTTGAGTTTGAGGACGCTATAACAATTCCAGTTTATTAAAAAGGTGGTGGTATTATGGCATGGGAAAACTGGCCAATGTCAAATTGGCATGAACTTAATTTAGACTGGCTTCTGAAAACTGTCAAAGACTTGTCGGAAAAAGTAACTGATGATTATAAGGCTATCTACAAGGCAATTAATGATGGAGATAAAAAGACACTAGACAGTGCAAATAATCAGAGTAAACGATATACTGATGGAGAGATTTCGAAGTTAGAAAATAACTTGTTAATCATTCTTAAGGACGATATAGGACGATTGAATAAGGCAATCATGGATTTATATTCATACGTTGACATGAATGACGCTGAGAACCGACATTATATCGATTATCAGATTTTAAAAATGTATGACAATTTTGATAATATTCTTAAAGACAAGGAACTTAAAGTATATAATCCTTGCCGGGGAACTTTGGATACTACGGCAAAGTGTGTAAACGATTTATACACACATCTAGCTGTTCACGGGCCGAGTGCTTTAGACAGTGAATATTTTACGGTTAATAATGTAGAGACGGCTTTACTTAAAGCTAGAGATTTTGACCTATACAGTAAAAATATTTTGATTAAAATCCTAAATGAGACACATATGTTTTCTGCCTATGACGGTAAGGTTAAAACTCTGTGGAATGAAATCGGATTGAATGCGCTGAATAGCTTATCGAAATCCCCTAGAGCAACATATTTTGAAGGTGTTCTTGTTTCAAGAGTCGACGATTTAAACGTAAAAGATTTTGATTTTAACTATTTAACTAATTAATAAAAGGAGTGGATAATATGGCTACAACAAATTCAACAGCTAACTACAATTTACCACAGTGGACAGCAGACGACAAAGTGGGTATAATGGCGAACTTAAATCCGGCATTTAACACAATCGACCAGAAGCTTCATGAAGCGGTAGTTAATGCCGACAACGCTAGTACGGTTTCTTCGAGTGCTAGTCAGGTAGCAAATAGCGCAAACACGCTTGCAAATAAGGTTGATGGAGAGATGACGGAAGTACAGGCGGATATTCTTACTTTGCAGAATCTTGTGAATAGTTTACAGTCCAGATTTGCTGACAGTTTAGAATGGAATTCAATAATCGGCGAAACCAACAGTGCTGTAGTATTATCAACAGGAGCTACAAATGGATTTATCCGAAAAGACTTAGAGTTAATGACAATAAATAGAAAATTAACTTTAAAAACACAAAACTACAATACGGAGACAATGCTTTTCAAAATCACACAGTTACCTAAAACAGAAAAAATTGTTTCAGGCGTTGCTACATTAATTGGAACTAAAAACGACAATACGACAGAAGTACATTCGCCGTTGCTTAAATTTAAAACAGATGGCAGCGTTGTTATTCAGAATTTACCGGACTTTTCCAACGGATTTAAAAGCCTTCAGATTGACATTGGAATGTGTATTGTATGTTCTAACTGGTATAAATAATTAAAGAGGGCTATGCCCTCTTTTTATTATCAAGTAAAGTTTTTGCTATATATTCATAAATTTCAAATGACTTTTCTATTGTAAATAGTCCGTTGGCCTTAAGTATTGTATCACAAAAAGTAGATAATCCATCCGCTAAAGCATAAATTGGTGCTACTTGCATACTTACATAGTTTTTATAATAATTAGTTTCTAATATAGTGTTTAAAGTTTCTTTAACGTATTGTTTGAGTTGTTCTTCATTCATTTTTTCTTTATCTCCCTTCCTTTTATATTCATATTATACCATCAAAGTACTTTTACTACAAGTAAAAAATCAAGCCTTTATTTTGTGCAATATGTACAATCCGGTGTGCGCCACTCGCATACAAATCTGCCCCGTTGTGTGCTCTCCACGCGGACA